ATGATGGAACATATTAAATTTAATCGTTATTTTTATAAAACCTGGTCTTTTTGGCTGGGGATTTTAACAATCGTTGGATTAGTCGGTGATCCTATAGTACATTATCAATCTTCTATTAGTCCGTGGATCATGATGGTTATTGCGATTTTTTTGTTTTTTGAAGCTTTTTTTAATAAAAAAAGTTAGCCTATTTCACTCACTTTTTAGAAATAAGAGTGCGGTTTAATGATGGACGATAAAAATTTTTCTTTTTCTGAGATGAGTTGGAAATATGTCTTACTCAGCTTCAAGCGCTCTGAACAGCGATGGTACAAGTAAAACCAAGTGATAGGGGAATTTATATGGATTTGTTTATTAAAATTTTTATTAGTGTTTTTTCGGGGGACAGTTATATTGGTTTTAACTACATTTATAAGGGACAAGATTACCACCAAAAGATTGTTTATTAATGATACAAGAGATTTTTCGGCTAAATTTTTTGGTGAATGCTATAAATATCTGTTTTATCTTAGAAATTGTGATTTTAAGAATAAGTCTAAAATAAATGACTATTTTTTAGATGTTATGAACCATTATCCAGTGATGTTAATGCGATTAGGAGATAGAGAAAATAGTTATAGACAAAAAACTGTTTTTTTTGTTAATGAGCTCAGAGAGTTGAATGATGCTGCCTTGAGAAATGATAATTGTTGTACAGATATTGCGAAGTTGATTACTGAGTTAAATAAAAATATAGTACCTATTTTTGAGCGAAGCGTATATTTTGATTGGGAGAAGACAAATGATATAAAATGTGTTTTGAAACATGAGTGGAATAAGTTTTGGAGATAAGTTTAATTTATCTTATTTTCACTAACTTTTGAAAAACAATAATACTGTTAAATTAGGCTTTCACGTGATCATTTTACCTAGACCAATTTAATTTCACAAAGTTAAGGTCACGGAACGTTGAGTTATCAGGTTACTTTGATTAGTAAACGTTATGTAAACCTACTAGTGAAAAAGTGGTTGATAAAGTTTAGACGAGTAAATATGTTTTTTATGAAATTGTAATATAAAATCAACATGTTGTATTTTGTTAGTATAATTAGTGCTAATATATAAGACTATACATACTATATATTGATAATCGTTATTAAATTGATATTTGCTTTTTTATAAAAGTTAAGTTAGCATAGTGTCAATCGCACCCCACACACCTCTTAACAATGTGGCCCAAGTGGGGACTTTTTTATGGAGAATTATTATGGGAACATACAATAGAACAGCCACTACAGTTAACCAGCAAATTGACATTCTGTTTTCTAGAGACTTGAATATTGTCAACTCACCAGAAACAGCACAAAAAATTGAAAATATCGGTTATTTTAAATTTAAGGGCTATTGTGTACCCTTTTATGATTCAAAGGATCACTTTAGACCGAATACTTCATTTGATGATATATATGACTCCTATATGTTTGATCAAAAACTACACATGCTCCTTTTATCACTCATAATGCGTGTTGAAACTCAAATAAAATCAAAACTAGGAAGCTATATTGCTTTAAGTTATGGTCCTTTAGCGTATATCGATGATGATTTTTTTAAATCGACGGAATACAGAACCGATTTTTTAAATAAAATTAAAGACGATGAGAACCAGGCAAATACCAGAAATGAATTATATGCTAAACACTACCAAGAAGTATATGACGATACATTTCCGATTTGGGTTACATTTGAAATGTGCTCATTAGGCACATTATCAAAATTTTTTTCTGATATGAAAACTTTTGATCAAAAAGAATTTTCACGTAAAACATTTAACAATCCAAACAACAATCGTATGGAAAACTGGCTCCATTATCTCACTCTTGTCAGGAACTGTTGCGCACATAATAGTCGCACGTTTAGCCGTAGATATTCTACTCATCCAACCTTTCAATTAAGTGATATCCGCTCCTGCCCAAATTTACGAGAAAACACAACTTTCCCAATCTTATATATTTTAAAGGAATTGTGTTCTAGTTCAAATTATTTTTCATCGTGCATGTTGGACTTGAAACATTATTCAGAAACATACCCAAACGCTAACTTAGTAAATTGGGGATTTCCAGATAACTGGTTCGAATTTTTATATTAGCAATTAACAATCCCCACACCAGCCAATTGCGGTTGATGTGGGGATTGTTTGTTAGTTAATTTGTAACTGGTTGCCAGGGTAAATCGTGCTGTAAATTGCCTTACCATTCTGGCTAGTTAGTGTATACATGCTTAGCCCGTTCCGTTGGGCAATCAACCAACATGAATCACCAGACTTGACCTTATAATAAGTGTGAGAATAACCAGCTTTAGAATACCACCTGCCAATTGCCAGTAATGTAGTTTCACAGTAGTGAGTATTAAAGTTGAACGATTTCTCATGTATTCCTATGATAATAATGGAACCTAGTAATAATCTGGTTTCCTCTTTCGCTAAGATACTTTCTCTTATGTATTAGCCGTCTGCCTTTACAGCAGGCGGCTTTTTACGCAAAAAATCCCCCACGCCGAAGCGCATGGGATTAATTATGCTACTTTTGGTTTGCTTGTGACGCTGCTTCAGTGTCAGATGATGCAGAACTATTCATTGCAGCGACTGTGGACGTTGGTGTTTGCGCTTCGTCAGCAGCCTTAATCAATCTTATTCCATCAGCAACCTTGTTAGCTGCCGCTTCAACTTGGCTTTCCTCGTCACTTTTAACTGTTGGTGCTGTCACTGTTTGAACGTCAGTAATAACGCCCAGCATACCAAGGATCGTTAATACAGTGTTGATAACGGCTACAATACTCGTCCAGTCACCAGTAAACTTAATGCCAAACATGGCCAAGATTTGTTGAACCAAAACGATCAGTAAGGAAATGATCCCAGCGATTAATTTACCATTCAAGCTACCGTCAGCATTCTTGAAGCTAATTTTTTTAATCATGTTTTCCCTCCTAAAGGAACTTTTCTGCGATGTAAATAACTAACGTGACAAGCACACCACTAACTAAGACACCAATCAACCAATTTTGAATAGTTGTCACGCGGTCAATTTGATGGTTAGCTTCAATAGACTTTGCCAGTGCCTTGTCCGCTTTTTCGCCAATATTGTCAACTTGATTCAGTTTTTCTTCGATGTTCTCAACTTTCGCTTTGGTAGCGGCCACATCCTTTTGAATATCCATTAATAGCTTAGTTGTATCATCATATTGTGACATTACCGCACCACCAATCGCTGGCCAGGATAGATAGTGGTGTAAATCGTCTTGCCATTCTGACTAGCTAACGTAGTCATGCTCAGGCCGTTGCGTTGTGCGATTGCCCACCAGCTGTCGCCGGACTTAACTGTGTAATACGTATGAGTTGTACCACTCTTGACATATTCTAACGTATTGCTTGCCGGGCCGGTTGCTAGATAGCCATAACCATAAAAACGTGGCTGACGTACCCAGCGATAACCACCTTGAATAATAGCTTGGTCGGTCTTAATCGTAGTTCCAGCTGGCAAAATCGTGATAACGCTTGATGACGTTGACGCACCTGTATGCAACTTAACCGCAGTCTTTAGTGTGTAGGTCTTTGCTTCCTTGACCCACTTGGCTGACGTAGATGGCTTGGAAGTGTTTTTGTTGGCTCCCTGGTTGTTGGCCTTAACCGCATCCTTATTGGTCGGTTTGACCGTTGATTTTTGACCAGCTGTGTAGTAATCAGTATAAAGTTGACTAACGTCAAACCCGCCGTAACTAATCCGAAAATGGGCTGACCCGGACCATTGCCAAGCATTGTTATTCGTATACCACTTCTGACCAGACATGACATAGGGGTAACCAGCAACCCAACCTGTTTTGCTCTTGATGGTCATCTTGTTGTTAGCCCATGATCCAGACGTATAAATGTCGGCCCGATAACCAAACTTCTGAATCTCTTTCATGAAGGCGGCATTGTTGCGGTCATTGGTTGCTTGTGACAAGATTCCTTGTTCTTCAGCCGATTCTACGTCAGTCGCTAGTACCGCACCAACTGGCAGTCCTGCAGCTTTAGCCGTTCGGCCAGCAAAGTCAGCTTCGGCAATTGCTTGTGCCTTAGTGGCGTAGCGTGCAAAGTGGTAACCGTTGATATACAATCCGGCTGCTTGGACATTTGCAATGTTGCTGGCAGCATCCGGGTCTTTATACGTACCACCTTCGCTAATCTTTACCGTAACAGCCTTAACGCCGAACTCATTGCGCATGGAAACATACTCTGCAGTTGACATGTAGCCGTTATTATTCGACACGTCGACCATATCCATGCGAGCAGCCTGACTGTTTAAATTGACCATTAAAAAGGCCATAAAAATGGCGCCCACCATTAAGATGAGTGCCTTTAACTTGTGCTTATTCAATTGTCTACCTCCTATTGTACGCTGTTATTATCTGCGGTAGCTGCTGCCTGTGCTGCTTTGTAGGCTGTAATTGCATCGGATACTTGAGTAACCTGGGCTTGGGTAATCAGTGATTTTGCTAGATAATTGCCAGCATATACAGTTGCTAAATCCGATGGAATCAGTCCATTGTTAACACTGCTAATTAATCCTTCTGTTAAAAATTCGCTTAAATCAAAACTCATGACAAAGATCCTCCTAGTGCTACAATAGCTGCTTTTATTTTTGCGTAATCTGATTGTGTCAAAACTTCTGATGGATTAGGTGACCAGTCAGTTGCTACGATACCCTTTTCTAGTTTTGGCAAAGCAATATAAACATTTCCTTTATTTCCATCAGGAACCCCAAAGACGCACGAAGCGTGTGAAATATCGGTGTTAGCATCGGAATAGCTGGTTAATACCGTGGTATAGCGTACCCAATTCGTGGTTAATACAAAATCGGTATTGTCGATAGACCCCCATAATTCTGTATGTGCTTTATCTCCTACATTATCGGCTTTAGCCCAGAAACTACTAGTATACTGGAATGAATTTTCTAGTTCTTCTAAACCCAAGGATTGTCCTGCTAATTGTCGATTACTTGAGGTAAACACCATACTAGGATGTCCATTGTATTCTGTAGTTGTGGAGACCGAGGACTGCCCAACCCAATTAGAACTAAAATCTGAAGTATCTGTTAATAGGTTGGTACCCACAGCGCTATTAGTAACCTGCGTTTGGAGCTCAACAAAAGCTGGTGCTGTGGTCAAGCCAGCATTATCAACCGTACCAGTGTCACCTTTGTCGCCTTTATCTCCTTTTGCACCTTGCAGTCCTATTGGGCCTTGTTCGCCTTGCGGCCCAGTGTCACCTTTATCACCCTTATCGCCTTTGTCACCCTTAGCGATTGTACTTGCAGCCTTATTCATTGCTTTAACAAAATCATCAAAAGCGATCGTTGTAATACTCGCACCCGATTCGCTCTCAATGTTGTTTGTAATGGTAAAACCTAGTGGCTTATCACTAGGATAAATACTTGTGCCTGCCTGGTCAGTCACCCAAATTTCTAACTGATAATCTCCAGCCGGCAGTCCTGCAATCAAATTAGGCATAGGCTGTAAATTAAGCCAGCCTGGTTTTAGACCAGTCAAACTAGTAATCGTGATAGGCTGACTTCTTAAATAACCACTGGCATTGCCAATCTTGGCGATAATGCTGGTGGCCTGGGTTAAATCGACAACTGATCCGGCGTTTTTGCAAATGAAGGTAAACATCGTCTCGGTGTCGCCTTGCTTTATTTGCCGAGGTGATTTAGTTGTAAACTCTAACGTTTTATCCATCGTATAGCCTCCTTCAATCACAATGCGGGAGATGGCGCTACGTAGTCCTCACCAGTAATTTCTTTGTACTGATCCGTTGTTAGACCGACCCCAACAAATACCTTATAATAATTAGCATCATTTTGACCCCAGGACTTAAATAATTTGCACTCTTCATAAATCGTCATTACTTAGCACTTCCTTTACTTAAAGTTGCCATTTGACTAGCTTGAGCCATTACTAACTGACGCAATTGCATAATATCAGCTGCTTGCTGCATTAATGTTTGTTGCTCAGTCGTTGGCGCTGGCGTCGGTGGCTGTTCACTTTGCTTAGCGTACTCATCAGCGGAGATGCCAGTCCAAGCTTGCCCATCAAAAGTCGGTTGATACAAGCCGTCTGGAACGGCCACGGTAGTGGCATTCTCCGGTTGTGTCACCGCTGATACCGCACCGGCAAAGATCTTCGTCTCTGGATCATATAAATAATAAGTTGTCATTGTTATCCCTCCTACCAATGAATCCAATCAACTGAGGCAGAAAATTGATCGGTCGCCTCAGTGCTAGCAGTCGTACCGGCAAAGATCACACCACCAGCAGTCACCCACAAACTGATATATTTGCTAGGACTACTCAGAGCGCTATATGCCGGAATGACAAAAGTCGTTGGCACCATAGGTGCTACTTCCGCCGGAACACGGCCAACTGTGATATATTTGCCAGCCGATAAATTAGTTAGCTTGTTAATCCGCAACTCAACATGCTTAGCGAAGTAGCCACGGGTCTCAACATAGTAAACCAAGTTATCTGCTTTAGCTTCATTTTCTGTTGGAATCGTTGTGTTAGTAAACGTTGCCCCAGTCGTCACCAGCCAATCTCCACTGCCGCCTTTACCGTCATTGTGGACAGTCTTGGTCCATTGATTGCCACTGTAACTCTGAACTGCCGTTAATACTTTACGCCCAGCAGCATTATTTTCAACACGAACGCGTAGCAATGATCCATCGCCAGCTGCTAAAGGCCCATTTTTGAAATTAGACCCTTCATATTGACCACTAGGTAAGTTTAGAATATCTTGCCCATCATCCAACAATTGGCTGTCAGTTTTCTCGTTGCTCTGGGGAATATTTGTTTGAATTTTGGTGCCATCTAATCTACCCGCTGCCATCAAATAGAACTTACCATTGGCAACCACACCCAGCATGAGCGTATGGCCTAACGTATAGGCGCCTTCGGCTTCCAATAAATAGTTCTCAGTATCAGTAATTGAATTTGGATAATTCTCATTGATGAACTCTGCTAAGCCCGACTTAGAAAATTCGGCTTTGGTCACAATTTTGCCATCAATGTCGTAGGCTTGTAGCGCAATCTTCGTGCCATACGCCCCCATAGTCAAATAAACCTTGCCATTCGACATCGTAATGCCTTGTGGCTTATTGTTAAGATTACCCATGGGTTCGACGTAGACATCCTGTTCAAATAGTGGCTTACCGGCTTGAATCGAATCCCAAGCATAAACCGAATATTTAGCGATTTTGCCGGGGGTCGCTTCGGTGGCAACGAAATTATTGCCCTCAACACCCCATTTAAATTTGCCATTAATTGGGATGTTGTCACCAACTTTACCCGTATCGTAATTGAAAATGGCATAACCGTCGCCATTCACAACCGAAACAATGAAACACAGCTCACCATTGGCGTTATAGAAGTATGGAATGCCTTCTGAGAATGAGTTGGATTCATTGACAAAGGACTTCATCCCCTTTAACTCACCGGTCGTCAAATCGTGGATTTCAATCCGCGTTTCGGTGCCACCAGTAATTTCGGTCGATAAATATAATTCATTCTTGTCCTTATTGACTGAGAAGCCCTGTGGGTACCAACCAGACGTAGTCGATTCTTGCCATTCAGTCTTCAGCAGAATCTTCAGATTAGTAATGTAAGCATCACTGGAATTAGTGGCAAAATTAGTAATCTCAGCAGTCATGCCATCGAGCTTGCCCTGCACAGTGGCATTAAATTGGTCACTCCACGTCTTTAAATCAGCATTAGTGACGACATTGCCATCTTTAATTTTCTGAGCTAACCCATCTAACTGTGACGTGAGGGCTAAGACTGTGGCTTGAATATTTGTATAGGATTCCGTTACGGTGCTGATTTGGCTATTAAGCTGTTTCTTGTACTGATCAATTGTAGCCTCACCTTCGTCAAGCAACTTTTGTAGTTCTGTCCGAAATGGAGCTTTGTTAACAAACATATCAGGATTGCCGTTGTAGACATGGAACCATACACTGAAGGTAGTAACACGTTTACCGTCAGCATTTTGTAACCCAAAGAAGCCATAGAAATAGCCTTCCTGTGGAAAAATCGTACCGGGTAGGTTCATTTTCACCCGGCCTAGGCCGACAATGTCATCACTAGAACCAACATAGCTAACCGCCTCGCCTGTTTCGGCCGTTACTATTCCGTTTTCGTCTAAGCTACCTACAAAGCCCGACATAAAGGGAACTAACCCATCTTCAAATCGTTGTGCCAGCCCGTGCTCCTTCAAATTGACAACCAGTGGAACCTGCTCATCGCCCACTCGGCCGTTGAAGCTATCACTCAAATCAAACGCGTCAGCGGAGTTAATCTTTTGCTTGTACGTATCCAACGTAATCGTACTAATCATTTACTCACCTTCCTCTGTTCTTGTAACTTTGCCATCCACAATTGCAATTGGCACATCATAATCAGACAAGATATTAATAAGCTCATGCATATTTTCATCCTGAACTCGAATTTTTGATTCAATTGTAGTTTGTGCCTCTTTAATATCAATTTGCCGGTGCTCTATCGTAACTTGATTATCAAGTATGTCATTGAAAGTATCTTGAGTTATCTCGAAGTTAGATATCAGCATTTGCCGTAGCGGAGCATCATACACGGCAGACAATTCATTAGTGAATAATTTAATGCTCATTCAGCCGCCTCCTTTTTCTGCCAGATGACTTTCCCATCATTATCAATGCTAGGTACCCATGCAGTACCATCTGGTGAGGTTAACTGTCCGATTAAACTTAATCGCTGGTCCAAATCATCACTAGTCACTAACTCTGGTTTATTAGAAACTTTCTCCCAGCTAATTGGAAACTGCATTGAAAGAATATCAATAGCCTGTTGCACCGTCATTTTATCCATTCACAACACCACCCAGCGCATTAAGTCTTGCTAGTGTACTCGTGTCAGTAATCAAATCATTGCCATCTACAGCATCAAGTCCGGCTTTTAATTGCTCAATCTTTTTACCAGAGTCATTATGTGCAGTCTGCAATCCCGCGGTGATTTGTGTAAAGCTTTTAGTCATATTGCCAAATGTCACGCTTGTCGTCGCTGGGTTAACCAAATCAATCACGGTTTCACTGATTCGAGTTTCAACATCAACACCATTACGATCCCGAATATAGCCGTAATTCCCAACCTCACTGTTATTAATCATTCCAGGTACCGAGTTAGTCTTGAAATCATTCAATGTCGCAGTTCGTTGAATCAACGGCACATCTTGTAATTTCGTTTTCAAATATGCCAATAGAGAATCACTATTCGTGAACCGCTCATCAGAAATTGGCTCTGCATCAATTACACCCCACGTTGTTGCGTTAGGACTCGTGTACTCAGCAGTAGCCAATGGCTTTTCCTTGTCGTCTAACTTACCTGTCCCTTTAATATGAGTTGCAATCGTCGTGTAATCACTCTCATCTGTCAACGAGCTAAGGTTCAATCCATCTAACCAAACGAAAGCATCACGCTTACCGACTTGTTTATAAATATCAATATGCTTGCCCGTACTAGTCCATTCAAAATTGAAGTCTGACATCAAAGTGTTTAAGAATAAATCAAACGCTAAGCCAGTACCAAAATCTTCAGAAAAATCATAATGATTGAAATCATCATGAATCGTATACGTAAAACCAGTGCCTTCAGTAATTAGCTGCATGCAGCTATCGAGCGACTGAGATCCCTTTATACTCTTCTCAACGTAATGGCCATTCAAATCGTGCACAGATCCTAGAAACGTTGCTTTAACATTGCGACTACCACCGATGTTAGATCCATTCATAGTCTGAATGCGGTAAGATTCACCGCTATCAGAATCCAGCAAAAGCGTGCGTGGTTGCAACATACCCACAGCAGACGCATTCGTACCCGTGTTAATGAACGTCAATTCCAACTGTGCCACTTGATTCACGGTTTCAGTCAATTGTGCTGAAATTGGGATAACTGGTAGTTCGTTACCTGTTACATCACGTAAATAAAACACTGTCACACCTCCTAAACGTAATAACGTGTATCAAACTCCAAATCATAATTCGTTGCACCCGCCACCAGTAATTCATTAATCCCTTTGACGTAATCTAAATAGGCATGATTCCCCTTGCTGTAGACATTCACGCCATCTACAACTGGAACCATGCCATATAAAATTAGAGTTTGGGATTTCTTCAACGCTTGATTTAACTGAAACACCTGCCCTGTAGTTTTGTTTGTGATCGATAACTGACTAGCCACATCGCCATGGAAGGTTAATGTGGCCGTTTTGCCATCAGCCAGTAGCGGAATTGAGCCGCCAACAAACACCTTCATATCGCTCTGATTGGTAAACCGATATGGCGGCAAACATGTAAACGGAATATCAAATCCTAATGGTATGTTATTCTTCATGTTGGCAGTGGTGTTAATCGTCTCACCAAATCCACCAGTAACAACTAGATTAACTGTGATATCCTCCGTCATAATGGGCGAAGCCTCATACGGGTCTACGTTAAAGCCATCATCCGCATGGACTGGCCAACGAATCGATGGAATGACGCTACTAACAACATAAAAATCTTCGTAACCACGAAATAAATCAAACAGCTTCAACCGCATTAGTTCTTGGTCAACTGAGTCAATTGTTTTGACATCAAACACTAGTGGTATCTTGCGTTCACTCGTGTGTGTTTCAGATGAAGCTACATTGTACTTACCAATTGACGTGTAAGTTCGAGTGAACGTCGGTGCAGGTGGTGAAAACTTTTCTACTTGAATACCCAAATCAGATAGCCAGTAATTACTGCCATCCTGTTGAATCACTTGAATATCTAACTCCATCTATTTGCCTCCTCTCGCTCGATCAATGACAACATCTTGACCTAGAGCCAGCTTAATTAACGGATACTGAGCATTAAAGAGGACGCCATTATCTAGTTTGGCAGTGATGTTAACTGTCTTGCTAGTAATTGCGTCCACTAATGACTTGACCATACCTAACACATCACCAGTTCCGTTTGCCGTGGCACCATTGACTGTGACGGGCTCACCATTCTTAGGAACATCCACGGGAATGGTACTCTTTAATCCAGCGGCTTGTTCCGCACTTGTAGCGACAAAAGCCTGCTGACCAAATGACATCTTGACAGCTTGGTCCGTTAAATACTTGCTGTAATTCGACTGATCATCCGGAATATGAATTTCACGTTGGTTATGCTCAGATACCCAGGCCAACTGTTTCTCATAGGACTCACCGCCCTTGTCAAAACGACGATGACCACTGGGCGCCCAACCGCGATTCCACATCAAATCGTTGTACCAGTTGGAATCATTAAATAACGCCAATAATTGGTCATAACCATTAGCACGGTTTCCATGGCCTTTAACCGCGTAATACCGGAATGTTTGTCCAATAAATTGAAGCAACCCTTGAGCAGGGTCAACACCAGTATTAACATCCACGTAGCCATGTTGAAATACTGTTGGATTACCGCCGGACTCGTGATTGATGGTATTAAGAATTTTCTTAATACCATCTTCAGGCATCGATACGTGCATAGCAGCGGCGGCTCGTTTGATGTACGGAATCCACCGTGTTACACCAGCACCACCCGGATTACCAGCACCCTCAATGGCTAGTTTCTTTAGCCAATTGGTTTGTTTCTTTTCCCATGATTTTGTATCTGGTCCGAAATGACTTTGTGATCCACCCGGAAACAGGTTCATATCAAAACTTGAATCTATTAGTTTTTCCCAGTTCTTAATAGGGTGCTCCATGAACTTCATAGCATCACCAAATAGGTTCTTGATCCAATCAACGATGTTGCCACCGGAACCAGTCGCAAACATCGGCAACCCCATCATTTTAAGAATTGGTGCCGCTTTTTCAGTATCCTCGCCTGAAAATACTTGAGCGCCGACAGGCAAGTGAGTCACAGTAGGCACGGCTGGCGATAGTCCTAAGGAACCATTACCGTAATCAATCAATTCTGGCTTATAACCATCACCAACTATCGCGGTTTCAGGGCTGGTTATTTTGCCATTGGTACCGGTTTTATGTGGTATCCCTGTCGTTATGCTTAACTTGTTTTCAGTTGCTGTGTAAGAACTCTTGCCACCAACAGCTTTAGACAATGCATTAACACTAGCTCCACCTTGATCAAGGTTATGAGCAACACCCTTTCCAACTCCGCCAGCAGACTTCAGGGGGTCGGCAGCTTTATCGACTAGGCCTTGATTGAATGATTCCATTGTATCGTGGCCAGCACCAACAGCTTTTTGCCCCAAAGTCATAACATCTTTGATGGTTTGAGCAGTCCCCGTAACTGAATTAATGGGCACCTTTTTCTCACCGTTGATACCAGCGTTATAACTATCCATGGTCTTACGGCCGCTTTCACCAATATCAATATTAGTCTTCCCCTTAACCATCGCTGCTAATACTTTCAAGTAGTTTTCAGTTGAAATTTTCTTATCAGCATAAGCCTTGTTAAGGGTATCCATGGTCCATGACCCTTCGCCAGTGATATTGATTTTAGCTCCACTCTTTACTGCCGACTTTAGCTTATTCAATGCAGATTTAGCACCAGGGATTCCCAAATCAATACCAGTTGCTAAAGTATCAATATCTTTTTGCCCAATCTTTTTCAAGTTATGATCAAAAATATTAGAAATTGCTTTACCATAGCGTGTCTTTAAATCACTCTTGGTAATGATACCTAAATCCAAACCTAACTTGAGCGTTTGGATATTGCTCTTGCCCAATTTAGATAAATCTTGCTTAAAAATAGCAGCATATTGTTTGTCATAGCGGTTTTTCAATTGAGCGTCAGTGATATCACCACTTTTGAGTCCTTCTTTTAAAGTTGCTATATCAGTTTTTCCGAGCTTTGATAGATCCTTAGGAAACAAACTGGTAATATTGTCTCCAAATTGTTGTTTCAAATCTGAAATAGTCACGGCTCCATCGGTTAACCCTTGTTTAAGGGTATCAATTTCTTTTCCGCTCAGCTTGGACAAGTCTTTCGGGAAAAGGCCAGTAATCGTATTACCAAAAACAGGAGCTAAATCTTTCAAAGATAAGATTCCCGTTGAAAGACCTGATCGAAGTTCTTCCTGTTCAGAATCGGTTAAATCACTGATATTCTTTTTGCCGTCATCCTTGAAGCCAGTTAGAATTGAATTGAAATATACTTGTGCTTCTTCATAACCCTGTTTGCTACCAGATTTGACATCAGTCCAGAACTGTTGTGCAGTTTTATATCCGTATTTACCAAGAGAAATGTTTGCAGCGCTATCAGAAAGATCAAGTCCCCATTGCTTAGCAACATTGGCTGGGCTTCCCAAAGTGCCTTTATTCAAAGATTTAACATAATTATCATGCGTTTTTTCAGCACTTGCGGCCAATTTAGCACCTGCTTTTGTTGTCTCCGCCAGCATATTATCGGCATCCACCTTTGCTTGTGCAGCAGCAGTAGAGTCGGACATCCCCATTGCCTCATAGGCTTTTTCCTGAGACTTCTGGAATTTAGCCATATTCTTTTCAATGGTTCCGTGAGCGTTGACTTGATCATCAATGTACTTCTGATTGTCTTTCTTATGGTCCGCAATCCACTTAGCTGCAGATTCTTCACTGTTGCTGACATCGTCCCAATAAAGTTTTTCCTTTTTGCCATTCTCATCGGTAATCGTTTTCGTGTATTCATCATCAAGCGTTTGCTTAGTACGCAAGCTTTCACGACCGTTATTGTTATACGCATCGCCAGCTGCCTTTTCGGTTTTGATGTATTCCAGTGAGGCCTGTGTTTGCTGCTTGTTACGTTTAGCATCTAGCATGGCAAGTGCTTGGTCGTATTGATCCTTACTAATTTGGTCATTTTTTCTTAGCGATTTCAGCTCAGACAAACTCTTCTTGTAGCTATCACTTGCCTTGCCATAAGTCTTGGAATATGCCGAATCTGCTGACTTTACGTCCGCCTTATACATGCCATCCGTGATAGTGCCATGTTGTTGCACGTAAGCTTTATATAACGCTTGCTGGTCTTTATAAGCCATACCAAAGGCAGAGACTTGCGAGTCAATGTAAGCTTCAGCCTCATTTAGCTTGGCCTTCTGAGTAGCAGACAACTTAGAGAAGTCACCGTCAACTGACTTTAAAATGCTCTCCATCGTTTTTTTAGCTTTTTCAAGCTTACTAGTTTGCCCATCAGCCCGCTTATCAACACCCTTTTCGACTTGCGTTACCCAGCTATTACCAGCACTTCCAAAGCTTCTAGATAAGTCGGATAGTGCGTCCATCCCAGCCTTTTTAGTCTTGGAAAACTGTTGTTCAACTAAATCAGCCATCTTACTGTATTTAGTAACCACATCGCTAGATAATTGTTTAGACTGCTTACCTACCGCAGTGTCCAATAGTGCCATATCATTCTTGGCTTTTTGATGTAGTTCATTAAACGAGCCAATTGCTTTTTGCGAGTTTTTACTAATATTGGCACCATATTCGTCCATCGAAGCACGTTGGCGCTTCAACTGGTCACTATGCTCCTTGCCGGCTTTAATCGCAAAATAAGTTGCTGTCCCCACAGCTGCTACACCTAACACGACCGGGGCGGCAGCCGCAGCCAATGCGCCCAATCCTGAAACTGTACCTAATGCTGACCCGCCTAAACCTAACAAGGATGCTGAACCTGTTTCTGCGCCACCACTAAGGCCAGCAATGACGGTACTGGCTGCACCGCCATCTTTAACTAAGGTGCCAAATAACGGTGATAGTTTAGCAGCACCAACCAATAGTTTCATAGATCCACTAGTTAGTAGCCCTACACCAGAGGTCAATTTGCCAAACATGCTAATCAATGGGCCACCAGCTGCAACAGCTAAGCCTGTATTAAGAATTAGCTTCTGCGTTGCCGGATCTAAGTCGCTAAAACGGTCTAGCATATTCTTTAACTCACGAATAATGGGCGTGAGGGTTGGTAGGAATTTCTGCCCAAATTCAATCTCTAAAGCGTTTAAACTAGATTTAAATTGGGCCATGGTGAACTGACTCGTGTTACGCATGGTTTTGTTGTATTTATCAACGGTTCCATTGCTGTGTTCGATCTCATTAGATAACGATTTGTACCGGTCAAGATTAGCGTCCATCAAGGTCATACCAACCTTCATATTTTCTTGACCAACAACGTTATACATAAATGACTGGCGCTGCTTATCATTCATCTTCTGGTAGGCACCCTGCATTTGTCCAAGAATATCAAAGACGTCTTTCATTTTGCCTTTGCTATCGAATACTTGAATATTGTATTTCTTTAAATCCTTAGCTGCTTGACCTGTCCCTGTTCCAACTCGTGTCATCAATGATGACAGCCCCGTACCAACAGAACTAGCGTCAATACCAGCAGACTTTAAGCGCCCTGCAATTGCCATAAATTCATATGTTTTAACGCCCATGGCGTGCATTGCAGCACCAGCATTACCACTAATTTCTTTCAAATCGTCTAATGACATGGCTGACTTATGGGTGGCTTCAGTCATCTGATTCATCAAGCTATTACCATTCTTGATTACGGTACTGTTTGAACCCAAGTTCTGACCAAACTGCTCAAGCATAGAAGCAGTCAGTTTAATAGACTCCCCAGACCGATCGGAATTAGCTGTCATAGTCTTTAACAACTCTGGCATCATTCCCATGGCTTGTTTGACATTGTAACCATTAGAAACCAATTCAAACATACCATCATTGATTTCTTTGGTACCAACACCAAATTCTTTGGACCATTTTAATGTGTCTGAAGATAGATTCTTCATAATTGAGCTTGTTTGGCTAGCAGAGTATCCTTGTGCAACAACTTCCTTACGGATATCAGCTAATTGATATTGATAATCGGAAGCAGCTTTAGTTGCTACACCCAGTGCTGTGACAATAGGTACCGTGAAACCGATGGTGGATTTACTTCCCAATGAACTAATCTTTTCACCGGCATTTTGTATCTTAGTACCCATTGCCATAGCTTTATCGGCTGCGGCAGCCATTTCAGGTGTTAACGCACCAACACTCTTTTGCAGTTTGCCTGCTGACAAAACCAGAGCTTGCTGTTCACGTTCAAGGGCAGCATATTTGCTTTTAGCCGCTACTACTTGAGCAGAATTATCACCTTCTGCTCGTGACAGACGACCAATTTCACCAGCTGTTGCTGTCATCTCTTGTCGGTTAGCTTGCAACTGTGCTTTATAAGAGTTCAACTTAGAAACTTGAGAAGACATGTGCAGCCCTGCTTGTTCTTGAGCAGCTGATAGCTTACTATAGCTGGATGCAGTTGTCTCTAACCCTTGATTCAACACTTTTAAGTTGGCAGCTGATTTCGGGCTAACATCCACGTCTTTAAATGTTCGCTTAAGAACTTCGGCTTGTGCAAGCGCCTCTTTAGCGATTAAGTCCACGTTAATCTTGACACTACCAGCAATATCAGCCATCTACACACATCCTTTCTATATTTTTCCTTGCTCCCGTAACTCTTTCATCCGTAACGCCTTGTGTGGCATATCTAAATTAGCTAGCTCGATAGATAGTTCATCTGGTGTCAGCTTGCCATCACCATCGGTGTGAGCTTGCTTTAATCCATAAATCAGCTTCATTTGCTTTAAATAAGTTTGCGTATCAGCATCCATATCATCACTAACCTTGGTCAGTCGAAACCTGACAACTTTTTTAAATTGCGTATCTTCATTAAGACCATCCAACATAGTGGTAAACCGTTCCCAACTGAGACTATCTCGGTCTAAATCAATACCATATTGTTGTTGGAACCCAGCCTTGATTAACGATTCGTCTTCATCAAAATCAAAAGACCGTTTACCAGATTTGAGTACCTTGGCTCGAATCCGATCGCGGTCATTATTGATTTTTGTATTAAATATTTCAGACAGTAACTGACCCTTGTCCTCAAAACGTAGCTTGCTCGTATCGTCCAATACCAGCGCTTTTAAGCTGACTTCTACACGCTCTGGTATAGTGAGGCCTTCATCCCGAATCGCTTTAAAATAGAGCAACACCATGCGAAATGAAAGGTCTAAACGATACCGATGTTTCCGAAATACGATGCTGTTATTGTTTATATCGGTAAAACTCATTGTTCATTCTTCCGCAATTCTGTAATGGATCTTAGATATTTGTCACGATAATCAGAAATATCCGTATGTTGTTCAATGTTAATCATGATTTGGGCAACCACTTTAGCAAATACAACCATGGAATCATTGCAAGTATGATATAGTTCCTTGCCAGCACCTTTGCCAAACATGCCATCAAGTAATTGATAAAAGCGTTCCTTAGCTTCAAGCTTATATTTGTTCTGAATATCATCGTACATTCGTAAATAGCGTCGTTGTAGGATTTGTTTCTTATGATCTAACGCCGTCATTGGTTCATTAATCATATCTTTTTCCAATTGAGCTTCTTTATCAGTTAACTCAACTGATCGATGATGTAACTCCTGCTGTAATTTCACCTCAGCCATTTTAATATCATTATATTGATCTGTAAAAACAGCAAATGATTTATCCGCAAAGCTCACCGTGTAACTCTTATCACCAATTTCAAAAGTCATACTGTCACTAGGGACCTCTAATTTAATTACATCACTCATGCTGGTACCTCCTAATATTTTTAATGCTATGTATGACGGATCGCTCCGTCACTTGCCTACATACTCTTTACAATAGCGCCATCCCTAGTAGGCAATGATTGAACATTTGATGGCGCAGCTATTTTGACGGATTACCGCTGTCAGTTGGCATATTAGCCTTAACACCCAAAATAATCGCATTTTGACAAGGTGTATCCTTCAATGCAGTTTGCATATCAGTAGGATTGCTTGCCTTGATTACTGTGGGAGTAGCATTGTACGTCATCGTTACCTTGAAGCTGCCGTTATCGTCCGCAGCGCCACCACCATCATCAATGTCAGAGAATGTTCCCATACCTGATTCAATCGCATTAGGTGTTAATGAACCATCTTCTTCTTGTACCCATTGGACTTTACGGAACATCCGTTCACGTAAGCCACCAGTCTTTTGCTTCATGTCAGCAATATCATCTTGGGCCGGGTTCCCAATTGAACGATCACCAGAAATATCATACGATGACGTTACCCCAGTAACTGTTTGTCGTTCTTGGCCACCACCATTGTAGTAGGCAGCAGACTTCTTCTTATCAGTATATTTAGGCGTTACAGTCGTAATACCATCACCTAAATATAACCAGTTGATCGTCTTATCTGCCGCAGTTTTTCCTACCCAATATTCATCTAAATAGTTTTCTTGAATTGACCCTTGAACGTTTCTGTCGTTCGGGTCAGCTGTTGGTGTTGTTGCATCAGCCATTTTGCATTCCTCCTAAATTAAATAATTACTTGTACACTAAAAGCGCCTTGATAGACACCATACTTTTGAGCATCTTGACCATCGTCATCCTGAACAGTGGCTAGAAACTCCGGTGAAGTTGTCATCTTAGCGCTTATGAATTTGAAACTTCCGTTCTCACTTTTGATTGATATCGGCGTTGCATTCTCCATGATGTCCATAATGGCACTAAGAGTATTGATGCAAACAATTCCGTGTGAATGTTTAGCGGTGATTGCAAATGCAAAACTACGACGGCGGCGACCGTCATAATATCGCGTTGCTGGTCCAGCAGGCTGCAATGTATAACTCAGTGACATTCCAGGAGCATAATCGTTACCCAGCGTTAACGTATCAAACAGCTTAACGTTAGCACTGATGTAATCAGCAACCCGAACATCCAAATCAAGGTCAACTTGACTCACTGCGTCGCCCCCAATCCGTGTGCCACGAGCGCTGCCCAATTGTGACCATTAACCAAATAGGCTTTATCAACCCAACCTTTTTGCGCTAACGCATGCTTGGTGCGATTGTAATTCAAGGGGCGGTCCGTCACGACCTTGTGATAGCCACTTCGCTGGCCCATTGCGCCTGGTGCTTTCACCATGACTTTACCACCATACATATAGGCCGCATACGGCTCCGTCCAGACAATAGTAACGCCGGTACCTGTTTGAATTCTCGATACATGGCCGGCTAAATAACCATTTAGAAATGGCACATATTGATCAGAATCACGCACAATCATGTCCGCTAGTCGGTTTGTCAACAAATTAATATTATTCAAACGTGTAACCAATGGTGACAAGTCTACTTTGTTAGTCATTGCAGCGCCCCTTCCCAATGATGAACATGCGTGCCGAAATCATAAATAGGATCAAGACTCTTCACGATTAACGATTGGTGGGTACTTTGTACTTCAACTTTGTCGTTAAGCTTGGGCAACCTATCTAGTGGCGTCGAGTTAGTTGAATCCACAATTAGTGTATAGGCCCCAGTAACGACCTGTACACTAGCATTGCCAATAACAGATTGTACTGACACCGAGGTTGCAGGTTCAACTCGTACATGTCTAATCGTGTAGTCATCAGATCCATCGCTATCTGAGCTGGTAGTCCATGAATCCTGTTTAGCTTTATTAGCGTCGCAGGGTGTCACTTTGATAGCATCATCTAACAACTCAATGGGAATTGGATCAATAATATCATCCATTTAGTGCACCCCACGATACAATAGGCCAGTTGGTCGTAAGTAGTTGATTGCCGCATTGGAGCGTTGTGCCGTACTACGTGGTAGTGTCGCGGGTGATGACTTCTCATAACTAAATTTGCCTATCGTTACATGACTAATCCCTTTAGCCGATTGTTTAGCGTTAGCTAGTTCTTCAACCCCACCAGAATCAATAAACCATTCAATCTGAGCACAGACAGCCTTTTCCACGTTGATTCGGTCAGCATCAAGTGGCAAATCATCAAGACTATGCGAATCGAAATAATAATTTGCGTATTGATTTACCATCTCTTCGGCCCGCATTTCCAAACGTTCAAACTTAATATCAGCTGGTACTGTCTCACCAAAATAAACATTATCGTAAAAATCTTGATCTACTATCGGCATTTAATCACCTCTAACTAGCAGTTACATTGGCACCATCAGTGGTTGCTGTAGCTTTAACATCTTGTGGAGCAGCAGGCTTAGCAGCAAGAACCGTAAATCCGGGAACATCTACCTTGTCAATCGTTTGACTACCGTCCACATAGGCAACCTGATAGTCACCAGTAGCGACAACTGTTCCAGCTGCTAGGCCAGTAATTGCCACACTAGTTGCATCACCAGTTGCAATTGCCGTTTCATTGCCCTTTTTATAAACATTCAACACTTTAGCCATTCTACATTCCTCCTATTTTTAATTGCCTACTTTGCTGTGATTTTCGCACCGTCATTCGTAGGCATTGCTTTAACATTAGACGGTGGCATTATTTTGACGGCGTACCAGATGCCACAGCTTTACCCTTATTGGATTTTTTAACCGTAGCATCCTTAGTGCTGGTTACGTTTTGGTTAATAACAGTACCGCCTTCGACATCAAATGGATTAACGACTAACAACTTAGTGTCATCATAGATTGCAACACCATAATGTTCATCGGCATTAAACTTAGTGATCTTATGATCCATATCGCGACCCTTTTCAGAGAGAACATTCCGCTTCATGTAGGTACGCATTGCACCCGGCTTAACTGCCACAGCGGAGCCTTCTTTGATCTTACGCGACCGTACAATTTGCCATCCGAGTAACTCACCAAATGTGCCATTAATCAAGATGTTGTCACCTAAATCAGTTGCTCGCGTCCAGTTCTCAGCAGCAGCCTTACGTAGTTTATTGACATCTTTAGGGTTCATAAACAATACGCCGGTGGTCGGTGAATCATCTTCTACCGCGTACTCACTCGTATCATCATTAAATGCAGCTTCAATTGCATCGACCATATCCAATGACGTAACATCAACGCCAGTGCTTAACGTAAGCCGTGATTTCATTGCAGTAGCCAAGATATCATTGTCAATCTTAGATGCGATTGCCATCGTAATTTGTCGCTGACCTTCGCCCACTGGATCTCCATATCCAGACAGAGCGGCTTCGTCAGTAATCTTGACACCTTTACCTGCTTTCTTAATCGTGAACATGTCGGTATCTGTTGAAAGGCTAGCATAATCAATAGCGCCACCTTCATCGACATCCGTTGCATCTCCGATATACTTGTATCGAGGTACGGTTACATCAGTACCTGGTCGACCTTCAAGTGTATTGTCAACAGGTGCAATAGCGCTAAAACGAATTGCTTTAGGTAATTTAGCGCTAATCATCGCAGTCATAACTTGTGGATCAATCAGGTTATCTAATACAGTTGTTTCATCTGCCATGTGTTATTTCCTCCTAATTATTTGTTAGTTTTTTAACAGCTTGCTTGTAAACATCAGGGTGCTCTAGTTTCAGTTTTGCAGCTTCACCATAGCTAATCTTTGACAAATCTGGCACCGCAACGTTACCTTGACCACCACTAAGGTTTTGACCAGCAACTGCCGTTCCTTGCGCTGCTTCTACACCCTTAAATGCTGGGTTACGCTCTAAGACGCCAGCTAAAGCTTCATCGATTGTTTTCACACCATTAGCTTTACTTGCTAAGTCAGCCTTGGCGAGCGCCAGCGCATCACTTAAATGATCAGCATCAACTCCTTGTTTAAGAGCAGCTACTTGAGCTTCTGCAGTGTCAGCACGACTAGTTTCTTTTGCAAGTTTACTGGTAGCCTTGTCTAACTCACCGGATTTAGCCTCCAATGCACTCTGATTAGCCGCTACATCTTTATTATGTTGTTCAACGACACCTTTCAAGTCATCCTCGTTATCAAACCCAAGTGACTTCAATAATTCAGTACGTGCGTCTGCAGCCACCTGCTCTGTATCAACCGAAGAAGGAGTTGCCACTGAATCGGTTGCTGGGGTTGTCGGAGGCGTAGACTCTGTTGACGTTGCATTATCCTCTGCCATCTTTATTGCTCCTCTCTAAATTTAGGTATAAAAAATAAGCCTTTTAACGCCATGCTAAGGGCACTACTGTTTTTCTCGATTGTATTGACGTACTAGTCCATGCTTTTTAACAAACTGACGAGTAACTGACTGACGACGTCTCACTAATTCTTGTGCAGCCGTAATATCACTTTGATCACCAAGCTTTTTAGCTGCTATCAATTTACGCTTAGCTTTTCGTACCTCACGTTCAAGTCGTCGCTGAGTTTGTTCTAATTGATACCTAGCAGCATTGTCATCATCTGACTGCTGTGGCACTGGCATTGAACCGTGGCCTTCAATATATGGAACCGTATAATGTCGACAATTAATGCCCCCAATGCCAGTAATCGTACCGTATCCCGTTGTTGATTCGAAATCTGGATACTTGTCTGTATTACCGTCCAAAGAATAAACATGGTCTTGATACTGTAAGTGGCTTGGACGGCATCCCATGTGAGAACTAACTTTAACTAACGAGCCATACTGACGATACCTAAGTAACTCTGTATCATTCGTAGCACTATTAATACTTGAGTTAACCACTGTCCGCACATAGACATCTGGTGACCATTTTCGACCAGCCTTATCAACGAGTGCGGGTACACCTTGTTCTGCCCATTGCTCACTAGCTTTAGCTATTGCTTTGATAGCAGTTGTACCACTATCAATTGACCGCTTTGCATCACCAACAATTCCCCTAAACATCTGATACGCATTAGCGCTCATATTACGTCTAGCAAGGTTCAGATAATTATCCGTCTCTGTTAACTGGTCATCAACAACTTGCTTAAACTGTTGCGAATCCTTGATTGAATCCACTTGCTTTCCAGTAACCTTTTTAAGCCACTTTTCAGCTTGTTTGACATTATCTTGACTAATTGTACTAAGTCTTGTGTGCAATTGCTTAGACGCATGCTGTGTAGGCGAGACAGTTATTTTAGCAGCATATTGCCTAACATCATCTGCATGATTAAGTAATTCGTTTATCCATTCATTATCGGTATCATCATGTTTAGATGCTTCATTTCCTATCAGGTTGATAATGAAAGACCAAATCAAATCTTCAACATTAGCATAGTTGTTAGCATCTTCATCAGAATAACCCGATAAATCCCATGGTTTAAGCATTACCCTCACCATCTTTACCGTTACCACCGACAACATCTTCAATTGCACCTTCAGCATTTGCTGTTTCTGCATTGATTTGGTCAAGAACCTGTTGAGCCTCAACATCAGTAATTCCATTGGCGCGCTTGATTGCTTCTAGTTGTGTCATGACGGGGTGATTGCCATTAGCTTTCATGTAATAATCCAGATTATCATTTCGGTCTTTGGCAATCGAATCATCAAAGTTAACAGAAATATCAATATCTGTTTGACCTGAATATTGTACGCCTGAATCATTTTTAGCCAGCTCCACAATAATCTGGCAAATATGTTCAATTGCTTCTCCAATCAACGTTTCATGACTGTTTTTGGATTGATACGTATCACTATTCTCACTGATTACCGCTGTCGCTGTGATAACACCCTGTTTGCTGTCAAACGTAAACATATCTGCGCTGAAACCAATTTGTGAAGAGTAGAAATGCAACAAATCATTGATGCCAGCCACAATTGCTTCATTTCGCAGTCCTAATGTAATATCAGTCGGTTTCGCTGACTCACCATCACCGCCACTCATTGTCGTGTTGTATGCCATGTAGACATCTTCACTCCAATCAACATAATACCGTGTTTTACCGGTTTGTGGGTCAACTTCACGTTTCAATTGATTTGCTGGTGCGGCAATACGCCGTTTTCCTTTGACAAATTCTTGGAATAACAAGTCATAGGCTTCATCTAACTGGCGCAATGTGTCTATGGCGTTAGCGTAGATAGGAATACCCAATGGACTGTCAATGTGCAAGTTATTAGCTAAATTTGGCTTTAAATAGATAAACGTCGGCCGTGAATAAAGCTTTTTGGAATACCTAGTCGGCTGCGGTGACATGTTTTTGAATGCATCCGGCAAGTTACTCCAATCATCAATTTTCACACCCAAGTCATCATTGCTATTGGTCGTGCTCTTGTAGACTTCATTAGTCACGACATAGTCCGTATCTGTTTCTTCATGCCATTCCAATAACGTATAGTAATGACTGTCACTCATGAACTTGGAGGCAATGACAGCTTCACTGACACCATTAGCATCCGACGTGATTGGATAGAATGCATCAGCGGTAGCAAATCGAATCTTAACTTTACCACGATCAGTATATAGACGAATCACAATGCCACCAGTTGCGAACATATATTCTAAGTAACGTTCAAAATTATTATAGAAATGATTGTCCTTCAAGGTTTGCTGTACGAACTGGTTCTCAACCGTTTGATAATCTTCTGGCGATGAGGGATCATCAGGATTCTTCGCGTTCTTTGGGCTAACAGTAATGACAGCCTTTTGATTGAATACTAAACTTGCCATCTTCTTGGCGGCAACTTGTCCCATGTTTAATGACATCTTCTTGCGATCCAAGTATGAATCGTCGGGTAGCTTTTTTTGTATTTTCAACCATTCCGGCGTTGATTGATAAATACTAAACCACTTAGCAATCAATCCATACTGAGTATCATCCGCCATTACCTTCTTATGGTCAGTTATACTTTGCAACTCAGCAGCTAATCCCATTTTGACTAACACCCCCTTTATCCAATCATGTATTCTGTTAAGCAAGGCTAGTAACCTCCCTTGTATTTCTTCGTAAAGTAATTAGCAGCGTATCGGCACTCGTCCATTGCATGGTTATTAGCATCGACCGGCTTGCCAGTTGTTTCATCACGCACATACATACCAAGTTCTTTAACAAAGTGATAATTATCATAGCTCTGATTTGCTAGTCCACTATCCGGCGTATCAACCAAGACAAACTGACCGTCCGCAATCAATGATTGTTGCCGCTGAATGCCGACTTCAATTCCTTTAGAATTACCAACGTGATCATGCCCGTTGTTATCCGCCTTACCAGCCTCGATGCCAGCCTTAATTAGCTCTTGCCGTAGCGCTAATGAAGCGGGGTCTACTAACACCATTGAGTAGTGCAATTGGTATGTGTTAACACACCACAAAATAAATCTTCTCAATTCTGTGGCATACGTACTCATCGCCTTTGTTTGTCCCGTTTCCGTGCCACTATGATAATAATTGGCAACACGGTTTAAAACAAACTTAAAACGCCCATCAGGTTGACGGACGCGGGTAACAATATTGCAACTCATTGTTGTGGCATCATCTTGACCAGCATCACCAGTAAAGTACATTTCTACTGGCTGCCCAATTAAGGTATGGTTAGTCATACTGTCTTGGTCAAACTGATCATAGATAATTCCCTGTGGCATGACTCTTAATCCTAACCAATCACGCTTATACAGATATGGATTTTTCTTTAGCTGTGTCTCCATCTCAGTCAAACGCTTAGTTGTCATCACTGGGTTATCTGACATCCGCCAATGTAACCAATGCGCATCGCGCTCATCAAAGAATTTGATAATTGGGTCTTGTGGTGCTGGTGGGTTAAGGTCAGCAAGATGATAACGATACTTAGCTGCGGCCGTCCGCCGAAAGGTTTCGTCAAGGAACTCGCGGTTTAACAAGTTGATTTCAGAGTACGCGACTGACCCTAATGACATCCCACGGATAGCATTCGCACTATTTGACTTGGCCCCACCTTTGAAGTAAATCTTCTTTTTCCCACTCGGTAGGTCTAAAGCTAGATGGTCGCCACCGCGATCACGTCTCAAATGACTAGCACCATCAAATATATAGGCTAGTCCCATGCCATCGCCTTCGATAAACAGGTTATAAGCCAGTTCCTGGTTATAAGCGCTGACTAAATGGTTCTCGTCCGTTGTTACCAAATAAAACAGTGCTAAACGGGCATCATCCGCTGCGGTCTTGCCCGCACGAATTGAACCTTCATTAACATCGAACAAGTGATCAAACGGTGAAAAGATGAACTCTGCTTGCTTCTTACCGTAGCTAATCTTCTCTATCGGTGTTTGCATCGTATTCTTCCTCCTCCGATACTAGTCTCTGTGCGCCCTTGGCCAATGCCGATAATAATGGATTAATACGCCCAGCACCTTCTAGTTCATCAGCTTGATGCTCAACAATACGAGCCTTTGCAGTGGCAATACGCACGTCAGCTTCAGCTTTACTAATTTGTGCTTTGACAAGCTTATCATCGCCTGGATAGCGCTTGAGTATCTCCCGTGCAGCGCTTATCCGTGTTTTCAAGTCAGCTTCTTTGCGTTTCTCATACACGCCTTCAGCAGTGCCAATATAAACCGTTTCTTTAGTTTCACCTCTAGCGATACTAGTAAGCAACTCAACGGCTTCTGTGGCGTCCATAATGCGCTTGGAAGCTATCTCATTCATCTGTTCATCAATGTATTTTTTGATGTTAAGTTTTGTTAAGTTCTGAGCACCGGCTACCCTTGCAGTATTCTCTTTGTATCCCGCTTTACGAGCCGCATCAGCAGCATTACCAGACTTGATATACTCGTCGGCAAACCTCTGCTGTTTTGGCGTTAACTTTCGTTTCATTACATACCACCACACCTCCGTTAATTGGAATTAATTAGTCTAGCTCAATTGCTTAATTCGTTTTGACAAACAATAGCAACGTTTAAATAAATTAATTTGAATCCATGATTCAACGTAAGAATGATTATTCTCGTCGTATTTCGTTATATAATGATGTACCATTTGCTCAATTTCCTTTCTTTTCCAAGTTAAATCCATCACCCTGTGAAGCCTGATATACCGCCTTAGCTTTATTTTCCAAACTAAAAGCGCCATGCTTATTTGCACGACGCTTCTTATCCTTGTACCACTTATCTAGCCGAGCATCTGCTTGCACCCATTCTGGTGGCTCATACCCGTATTTACTATGAACCATTACTGCCATGACGTCACTCCTAAATTTATGTATCAAAAAACTCCCGCCAATAAGCGAGAGCAATTTGAAGGATTACTGAGAATGCCTGAGGGAGCCAAAGCCCCCTTTCAGTATCTATATACAATACCACAGCGCGCATGTTCCTGCATGCAATCTGGTGGCCAGTTTAATTGCGCGTCTTATGTAGGTGCCGTCCAGTTTTCCACACTGAACAGCAAGCAAGTAAGCTGAGTTATTGTTGATTCAAATGATTTCACGCACTGTCGCTTGCATACTTACTTGCTTAATGTGCTTGGTAGGGATTTGCACCCTACAACGTATGGAGGTTTTCAAGACTGCATGCAATCTTTCAGCTAATTTGGACACACATTTATCGCTAAGATAAATTTCGGTGCGCTTCCCAAACGCCTTAGCCATGGTTTACCTATTCCGCCACAAGCACGCGTTATACAGTTTTAGCCCTCATGAGTGACCATGCTGCATAACTATATCGCCGGTAGGACTCGAACCTACATCCCATTGTGGCTTGCCAATTAGCCCACAGCGATACTCACATTTAACGGCCGACGTTAAATACGAAGACTAATGCCGGCGGCAGAGAGGAGCGCATCACCCCTTATAAATCCGCCGGCTACACAGATAGCTGGATTTGAACCAACATAGACGGTTTTGGAGACCGCCATCTTGCCAATTAGATCATATCTGCTTAATAGACGGGCAACCGTATCGATTTAACCAAGGAGGTGATGTAGCCGTAAATTTGTCCCCGTCTAACGTAGCCTGCTGGACTCGAACCAGCGACAACCTGATTAACAGTCAGGTGCTCTACCAACTGAGCTAAGGCCACAATAATAATCAATTAGAGCTATCAGAAAAACGTTTATTTGTCGCCCTAACCAATTATCGATAATACTAATTTACCACCAATTTATTGCTATGAAGTCCGGCTTGAGTTCGGAAAAAGTTCGGTTAAAGTCCGGTTTGAGTTCGGTTTTGATAAATATTCAGGTCTTCTAGGTAATAGCTCTGTGCAAACTGTAGCATTGCCAATGGCTTCCAACGGTCAAAATACTGAGTCTTGCTGTAGCCAATATCCATGTAGCACATCGTGTCGCTGTAACCTTGCAAATATAGCCGATCTAATATCTCCTGGCACTCATGATCACAGCGAGCCATTGCCTGAATAGTCTGTCGGACAATCTGCTCTGCATACAGGCGGCGCGTAATCCGATCCTCGGCCGAGTTACCAGCTGGGGACGACTTAGGCATGCCATCCATGCTGGGCGATTTTAAATCAGCGACCGAATGGCCGGACGCCCGAACTGCTTGCGGTAACTTCTTATCCAGGAACCGCCGCACCTGTTTAATTGTTTTCTCTTGGTCAATTGGTGGAAAAATTTCATCTGAAATAACTTGCTGTTCGCCCATCATGCGCCCCTCCGCTTTCGTGTGCTATAATTAATTTATTCGGAATTAGTTGTAGCGCGGTCAGCAATGGCAGCGCTTTTTATATGTTATACTAACAACGGTCATTCGAGTGGTCCTGTGACTGGTCGCCTTAACAGGCGGCTTTTTGTTTACTCTCGTGATCACTCAACTCCATAATGTCAGCAATGAAGTCCTGGCCAATTTGTGCCTGTTGCTAAGTTGTCAGTGCCGCGTTCATTTTCAAGGTTAGCAACCGTGGCTTTCGTTTGAATTGCTTTGGCGTATTCGGTGTCAGTCATTTGTCTTCCTCCTGTTTACGTTTTTATAAAAAAGATGTAAAAATGGAAATTTGACGCTTGCTTTCTATAAAATGTCTTAAAATCAGCCTTTCAGCAGTTCTGGGTTCTCGTGCACGTTGCCAATAACCTTTGAACCGTGAGTTTCACCTATAAGGTCAAAGGTTTGGATAGTTTCAATTAAATCTGCTAAAAATTTACCGCTAGCAAATTTAACAATTGACCGATACTTCCGATTTTCTAAAATATCACCTTCATAGATATCCTTGCCGTTCACGTCTGTCAGGCCAGTAAACTGTTCAAGCTCAAACAGTGCGCCAATTCCATCAACTCTGCCATCGTTAGAGCACTCGTCCTGCCCATCAGTACTAGCCTCTGCCCAATAGGCTTGACCATGAATGAATTCGATATTGTCAGGTAACAGCATTTTATTCTGAACCTTGTCCCACGCCCTAAACTTAATCATCGTCGCCATCTCCTACCAAATCATCTAGCTCGTTTATTGCTTGTTTAATTCCAGCAGCGGTTGCAAGCATTCTTAAATCCATCCAGCCTTCGTAATCTTTGACTAACAGTTCACGTAATTCTTTCATTTCATCGGTCATCGTCGCCATCTCCAATCATTTCCTAGAACTCAAAAGTTCCAGTGCTATTACAATCCATGCCACAACACTGATAAAAGTAACCCCATGCCAGAATCCGTCTAAGAAGTTCCCAATGGTTGTGACTAAAATAAATAAGGCTATCATGCCAAGTCCAATTTTATTTTTAATACTCATTTTCAATCCTCCCCGAACGCCCGCTTATTAATGTTGCATGGCTCATATTCCTTGGCCAATTGCTTATTATCCTGTGCTTTAGCTTTATTTGATTCGGCGTGTTCCTTCATACGTCGGTGCTTCCGTTTAATCGTTGAACGCTTCTTAGTGTGTTTAGGCATCTTCGTCCTCCGTGATTTCATCTATTTCTACTCTAGGGTTTCGTTTATCAACGGCAAATTCGTCCTGAAATCCTGTGATGTGCTTTCGATTGTCGTTGCCTAAAATCCCAGCCTTCATAAAGCCGTCCAGCACAAACTTTTTAGCAAACGCGATATTATCCGCATCTTTCCGGTTGTTCTTCGTGTACCACGTAAATTTAAGCTTGCAAGGCCAGCTGAATTCGACTCCAGAATTCCGACTTGCTCGCGCATATACACTACATAAGGCCGTGTACCGCTTCTTTAGGTTAGCTGCGGCGTATCTGTTGGCCCGTTCAGCCTTGATGTACTCATTTAGGCTAGGCAGCTCGCCTTTGATCACGACTTTGCTCATACTTTCGGCACCCGGATAATGTAATAGCCATTAACGATCCCGTTAGACATACTGGCCTGTCTAATCGAAAATTCTGGGGCGCCAATCCTTTTACATAATCGTGCCAGTGTTTGATAGGCGATCACTTCATCAGGGTTGTTATACTTCTCAGCACGCCAGTAATCGTTAGTCAGTGGCAGGCTGTATTTATGGACTAAATCCTTTACCCGATTTAATTCCATTGCCGTAACCGGAAACGGCCATTCACCAGATTTGTAGTTATGCTGCGTGAGCTTAAACATTTCCGGTTCCGGCCCCATTGCTAGTGGGTGATCAATATCGGGTCTGTCAGCGTTTATTACTAGCACCTGTGTTTCAGTCATGCACTCACCCCTCTTTGACCATTGACTTCGATTTCAAAAATTTATTAGCAAAATACTGCTGCCCCTTGCCCGTAATTAGGGGCGTAAAGCGTGTCTTTGAACCATGGTTAGAGGTGATCACGGTTTCTCTCACTTCCATGATTCCCAGCTCCATCGCTCGTTGGGTCGGTGAGTTGTAACGTTTCCCCATCGCTATTAGGTAGCCATGAGTTCTTAGCCAATCGAACAAGCGGTTTTGACCAGTCTTAATACCGCGCTGGCGTAATACCTTAGCAAAATTACCAACGCTGATAGAATCGTCTGAGCCTGAAACTGCTTGGCCTAATCTAGCTGGCCCTTGCAACTGTTCATTCTCCAGTTTCAGCTGCTCGTTTTCCATCATCAGAAAACTATATCCACGTTTGACAACCTCCACTGGGCTGTTCCAGCGCCTTTCAACAGCTAGGAAATAATTACGATAACGGCTACCATTTTGGTTTCTAACCATCATTGCTAATTGCTTAGCCATGTCAAGCGTAATAACATAATCGTCAATTTCCCGCACGGCCCCATTGTTGACAACCGTACTTGATGTACACTTGTCAAAATCGACCCCTTCATCAAACAAAGAAAAATTATTTTCGACCCAGCGACTAAAGCGTTGTGCGATCTGAAGCCCTTTATATAGATCCCGGGCAGACACCAACTGCCGCCCATCTTTTTCAGTGATTTTAATCAATTCATTCATGCGCTCACCTCCGTTTGCAATCCTTGTCTAGCTTGCTCTAGATCAATAAAATACTCGGCTGGCTTACCCCAACATTGGGTCAAATCAAAATTTAAGCCATCCCGCTGATATTCAATAATTAAAACCTCGAGTGCAAATAGCTTGTACTCATGAGCGCACACTTCATCTTGCGCGCTACCGCCAGCCTTTAAATGCCGTTTCATGCGCTGCTTAGTCCAGTGCAATGCGGCCGGTTCATAGGCATGGTTAGCGGCTAAATTGACTAATTGATTACCCCAATTCATTTAGCTTCCTCCTGACTGTTCATGAACGCTAGGAACGCCTCGTCGCTCATATCATCCTGCTGGTCATCGCTTGAGTTTGACTTAGAATCCGCCTGAGAAGCATCACTTTGCGCCCACTTTGGCATAATTTCCTTACGGCGCGACTTCGAATAACCACCCGGTTTATTAGCATTAGCCAACCGTTTATCGTGATCAACGGTTGCTTGTTTAGCCTGTGCCAGCGTCGTAATCTTTCGCTGCTGCCAACCCTTGATTACCGCACGCAAATATTTCAAAGCACCACGCGACTGCACATCGTGTTCACCAGCAATTTGAATGGCGTAAGCCACCAATTCAGGTTTAAGCACCGCAAGCCATTCATCAATTTCAGGACGAGCAATCCCGTTCGGAAATCCCCACAGGTTGGTCCAGTCGTTAATGACCTGCTCGCGTGTGACACCCGCGTCATCATCATAAGAGTCAGTATCAGTCAAGTCAGGGTCAGTACTAGTAAGTTCTTTATGTTCTACTGGTTGACCTCCACCTTGCCCAACCGGTTGACCTACTTCATCTAAACCAGTTGGCCTACTTTTATGACTTGTAGTTGGGTTACTGGTTGGGTAACCAGCTGACCTACTATATAAATTAATAATGCGATATTCAGGTGGTTTAACATTTTTCTTGCCTCTAACGTATTTAATTAGTCCTAGTTGCACTAATGAGTTGCGTGCTTTATCGAGGCCGGGTTCGGATAGTCCTGTCAGACTGAGTAATGCCGAATTTTTCATGCGAAACTGAACGTCCAACTTGCCTTCATCGTTCGCATAGTCTAATAACTCGCGATACAGATTATTTTGGCCGTTAGAGACACTCGCTTCATACATCTTAAAATTACGGTACGCTCGTCGTTGTTTGAAGTAATCCAAATTCGTCCCTCCTTTACTAATGGGCCTTTCACCCGTTCGGTGGATTCAGTCACTGCTGCATTCAAGCCAATTCGAATGTTAGTTGATTAAAATGGTAGATCGTCGTCGCTGATAGTGATTTGGTCACTAGCACTTGGTGTCGCTTGCTTGCGTGACGGTTGTTGCTGCTGGCCCTGATTACTCATTCGTTCTGGCAGGTCAAAGTCTGTAACGTTGACTCCCAACTGCGTTTGGCCGTTGTATTCATCAACTTCAAACGTACCTGTTACCAGAACGTGATTTCCTTTATGGAAATATCGCTCAATCGTTCCAGCTCGCTTACCCCAGACCGCACATCGAAACCAGTCAGTGCCATAGTTGCCTTGATCATCCGGGCGATTCTGTCTTACTGCTAAACTAAAGTTAGCAACTTGCATACCGCTTTGCGTTTGTCGCACTTCGGGGTCCTTACCTAAGTTTCCCGAAATAGTGATTTGTCTCATGCTGATTGGTCCTCCTTGTCAACGTACGAATCTAATTTATTAGTAACCAACTCAATTAACGTGTTAGCACTACTGTGTGTCAGCTTATCAACGCTGCCAACCTTCTTGAAGTAAGCTTTAGCAACAAATTCCTTATCCTTGTTTGTCACACCCGCCAGAGCTTCAAACAGTCTGTCTAGGCGGTCCTTTTGCTGGCTATTAATAAGCGGCTCACCATCAGTTGCATTGCTGTCAGTTGTATCCGGATCTTCTTCCTGGTCAGTGATGTTAAACAGCTGTTTGTAGAAGTACTTCTGAGCACTCGTACAAGCTTTAGCCATCGCTTTCTCACCGCTATCTTGGCCACTTCCGGGCATTGAACCTGTCTGTGACTCTGAACCGTCTGTGATTAAGAACGTCCCCATGACGTCAACAAAGTGGTTTGAACCGCCCTTCTTGCTGGCTTTATCATATTGATTGATAATCTCGTAATTCGGGATAATTCGAATTCCAACACCTTGGATTGCGTGCTCAACCGCAGCTTTGATAGCTCCTTCGGATTGAAATTCATAGTTCTGGAAACTATTCTTACCGTCTTTATGAACCGCGCCAATTGACTTAGCAGCCTCATTAAGTTTCTGCATCAGATTAAGCTTCTCATTCATCCTTAGTCCTCCTTAGCTTTTACGGAAATTTTGGGCTTCTTGAGTGCCCCGGAGTATCCTGGCAGAGCCTTAAGGCTTGAGTCCATGATCTTCCCATCAGGGGTTACATAGAGCTCTCCACTTGCTAATCGATTCTTGATTTCCGTTTCGTTTACACTCCGGGTCGTCTTGATTAATGTATCGTCAAAGCGTTCAAAGACTGCTGTAAGCTCTTTGGGTGTCGCGTCCTTATCTCGTTCAAGGTTCCAGTTACGAGACGTACTAGGGTTAACGGTGCCCATTTTGAAGCGAAAGAACTCAGTATCAACTTGTTCTTGATCACCCATTGCCATTCGCTGTAATTCTTGTAGTTGGTCAATTTGATCATCTACCGTCTTGATGGCCTTTCGATACTTATCAACTTCCATTTGCGGTTTTAGCATGGCCTTTTTAAAAGCCTTCTTATCTCGGGTAGCCTGCTCAAGCTTGGCTTCCATTTCATCGAGCGTCATGCCCGCAGTTTCTTCTTTAATCATTCTCATCGTCCTCCTCATCAGCAATGACGCCACTTTCAATCAGCTCTTCCTCAGTAGGTTCATCATCACGCCAACCTTCTGCAGCTTCTTCTTGGTCAATTAACCAGCTATCGTAGCCGTTCATTTTGCCCACCTCCGTATTAACATGACCAACCATTGTCTTAGTGACAGTTTCGGAGTACAATAGAACTCGAAAATAAATTTATTAAGCGTCTTAGCTGCACGGGTACTACCAATACTCGAGCAGCTTTTTTTGTACTCAAATTTAGGCTTTAGCGATACTTTGCGTACTTCCAATTCGTTCGACCTCCTTAAATGTGCCAAAAACATTATTCAATTCTTCGATCGTGAGCTGTTTGTAAAGCACGTTTCCAATCCTGAACGTGAATTTCATCGTCTTCATCTCCTTTCAGATTTTAGTTGTATACTTTAGTCATTCCAATTAAACGAGGTGAATATTCATGAGTGAACCATATATGTTGACTTACGACCTTGATAATCCTGGCCAAAGATATAAAGAAATTAAAGAAACTATCGAAAATAAAATTTCAAACGGAACATGGTGCCATTTTTGGGATTCAACATATCTCCTCAGAAGTGATCTTTCTGCATCGGAAATGATGGATAAATTAAAAGATAATGTCGACGGTAACGACAGATTCTTTATAACTAAGATTTTTAAGGATGATTATGCTGGTTGGCTAACAGAGAAAGAATGGAATTATGTTAATGACCATATCTTTTCCTAGTCTTTTTTTCATACTCTTCTAGCGTCATTTGTTCAGTATCGCCACTTTTGTCATTGGCTTCCATGTTACTTGCAATAACGTGGAGGTCTTTTTTAATTTCCCAGAGTACACGTACCAATTGTTCTAGTATTCTTGTCATGTATCTTCATCTCCTTAAATTCCAAACCAACTAGCAACCTCATGACGCTTGAACCATAATGCCGTTAACGCGCAGCCTACTAATGCTCCTTCAATCATTGCTATTTCCTCCTTACGCTCGTATTTGATTGTCAGACATCCAATTTTCTAAAGCTTTTTGTGAAAATGAATCTTTTGTACCCTTCTTGAAATGTGGGAATCCAGGCTGATAGTAATAAAAATCTTTTAATGTATCCACACTGCATCCAAGCATGCTAGCAGCTTGCTGTTGGTTTAATCCCTGATCCGGTGTGTAATACTTCTTCACCAGCACTTCCAGTTGTGGCATGATTCTATCGGCTACCGCAACAGCTACAGCATTAATAAACTCAGCGTCATCATTTTGCATTGAGATCATCATCTCTATCACTCCTTCCTATGTTTAACGACTCCATCTTTAAACCATTTCTTCATTCGCTGTTTAAGCTGATCTTGCATAGACAAATCAAAGCCACGACACACGAATGCGATTAGGTTTAGCAAGTAAAGCACTGCATCAAAACACTCAGCGACTAGCTTCTTAGGATCATCAAAGTCATTTGGCTTTAAGTCCTCCTTCGGTATCGTTAGTTCATCAAGTGAATCCTGAATAGCCGCTAGTGCTTGGCTCAGCTCTGGCATCGTTTTAACGGCCATTGCTAATGGCTCCTTCATAATTCGGTCGCCATCAATCACCGGTGTCGTAACACCAACAAATCGATGTGCCAGTTCAATTGCAAAGAATTGATTCTGATTAGGTAATGCTGCTAGAAATGCTGGTACCGATTCTATTCGAATGCGGGCCTGATCATGCCTTTGTTTGTAAATTAACGTTACCGAGTAGCCTACCTTGCCGCTCAGTTCAATAGGCGCTACGCTGTTATGATTCATTACATCAGTCAACGTGCTACCTGCAAATACTGAGCTAGACTGTGTTGACATTCCATCACCACCTTTCAGTTTTATGGGTTTAACCTGAATCAAAAACGCCGGATAATATAATTAAGAATTAATCATTTCATAGAACTCGTTTCGGTCCCCATCGTGAATCATAGCTATCAGCTCTTGAAGATCGTCTTCCGACATCCAAAATGTCTTAGCATTAATCAGACTCGGCGACACTGCTGGGAGTAGTTCGATGATTGAATCGACAAGTTCACGTTTGCGATTTTTAATTGCTTGCATGTTGTTTCCTCCGTTCCTTGAAAAATTAATAGTTTTATTTGCTCCTTATGCGATAATTGACATAAGGGGGTGATATTTATGACTGATAAAGAAATTGCACTTGAATTGACCAAAGCGTACCTAAACCATAAAAATACTCAAATTGAGGCTAAGCATACACACACAGATATGGATGTAGAATATGTTAAAGACGCATATAAGGGGTTTTATGACATTGTGTCTAAAGTTGATGCAAAGTAATTGATGGTCAAATCAACATCATATTTCTTTTGAAGAGTTGCTATTTGCGGTAGCAACTCTTTTACTTGCTCCAAATTTTGCATTTCTGCTTCAACTTTTAGAACTGGCTTATCTTGTGTCATTTTGCCGCCTCCTTTCGCTACCCCCTGCGATATAATGATTGCAAGGAGGTGATAATTATGGCTATTATGACAATCGCAAAGCTTCATTGTTATCAGTGTGATCATGATTTCCCATTAAACATGTATCAACCAATCACAAAAATCAGTTGTCCGTACTGTGATACAGACGTTGATGGATCAATGATTGAACCTATTCGTAATGCTTGGGCACAAGTTTCCGGCTTAAACCAGGCATTCCACAAACATGAAATGGAATCAGAAGAACCACGTTTTAGTCTCAATATTCATGATGAAGAAGTTCATCTTGAAATTGATGATATTGACAATGAAACTGAATAATTGATTCTAGTTGCCGAGGGTGCATATTAAATTGCTCCTCGACTTTTTGTACAGCAGCAAGAACATTATCTAAATCATTTGGGTACGCTACCTCTCGTGCGAACTTGCAAGCTTCTGCATACTTATTTATTGAGGAACCTTTATATTTTTTCTCACTCATTTTGCCGCCTCCTTTGTCAATTTGTGTGCTTTCGCCGATATGATACGTTTGGTATCTTTATCTGGCAAAAAAATATCAGGAAACAAAATTTCTGGTTTAACCTCAAAAAGATATGAAAATTTAGCAATTAATTTGCTACTAGGGTTACGTGATCCATTTTCTATGCTTCTAACAGTTATTTCCGCAATATCAAGTAATTTTGCAACACTGTTTTGAGACCAACCATTCCTATTTCTTTCTGCAATAAGTCGCTCACGCTTCATTTTTGCACCTCCAAATCTGATACATATCGTATCAACAACTATTATAATAAACGATACTTTAAGTATCGTCAAGTGATTATGGAAACTTTTTGTATCATTTATTGAAACCGATACGCAATGTATCTATACTGATACATATAATATCTATTAAGAAAGGGGGGGGGCACTATGGCATCTTCAGGAATCGGGAATCGTTTAAAAGAACTACGAAATATGCAAGGCAAAACACAAGATGAGGTTGCAAAATCAATTGGTATCAGTAGAGCTCGATATTCACATTTAGAAAATGAACGTAACGAACCCGACAATGAATTACTCAGGCTTCTTGCTAACTATTATGAAGTATCCACTGACTATCTTCTTGGAAATAACGAAAAGGATCATAAATCACCAGACTGGGCTACCGAAGCCGATCGCATTGACTTAGACAAGCTTCTCCAGTCAAATACGCCTATGGGATATGGTGGAATGAGTATGGCACCCGAGGATAAAGAAAAAGTCCGTAATGTTATTGAAGGCATTTACTGGGATCGTTTGAAAAAAATACGCGAAGAAGGAAAAAAGTAGGTGTTTGTATGCGATACGACACGTATCTTAAGGTAGAACAACTTGCACAATCCTTCGGAACGTATGATCCATTTACGATTGCAGATAGATTAGGATTCGAAGTTCACTTTGAGGACATTGGGGCAAATACGGGGGTCTGTACTCCAATATTGGGAATCACAGATATAGTAATTAGCGATAGTCTTCGTGATTCACCGGCTAGGCTTCCAGTTATGGCCCATGAATTATGCCACGGCATTGAGGACACGGCCTGTGTGTCTTGGTACACACTTGGAGACTACCAGAAGAATAGCGCTGAGTACAAGGCCAATGCTTTTGCATGCCAAGAATTGGCGAAGCTATATGAAGAGCAATACGATGAATTACCTGATAGCTTCAATACGCTAAAAAATGCGTACGGATTACCAGACGAGTTTATGGAGTTTTTTTCGTTTTCATAATGTGAGTTAAAATTTAATCATCATGGGAAGTTTTATTTGGGGAAATATTAATCTGGAGGAGTACGCAATGATTGGAGAATTCGCATTTATAATCAGTTTTATCATATCAATAATTTTTATTTTCTCAAAAAAGCCTTTCTGGGGTTGGGCCTTAATAATTCTGGGAGCTGTTGTCTTAATCACCTCATTTAAATCTGTACCCACTCTTATTGCGGGCATTTTATTCATACTGCTTGGTATATATGGGACTCAGCAGTTTAAGTTTCCTGTTCTTAAAGATACTAAGTTAATACGTGGGTGTATGTTCTTTCTATTCTTACTTGTCGTTGGTGGATCAACTATCGTAGTAAACAAAATTGATCAACAACGCAGAGACACAAAAATAGAAAAATCAATAAAAAAAGAACTATCTAACTTAAAACCAGAAGATTCAACTTCAGAATATGAAACAATCTGGTCTCAAATATATACAATCGATGGTTCTAAAATCAGACAAGGATTGTTAAAAACCTACAATTCAAAAAAAGAAGAACATGATACCTATTCCTCTACATCTGATACCGGCAAAAAAAATTCAAGCTCATCCTCAAATTCAGTAAAGACTACCACACATACGATTTCTGGTAATGCGAATTCCGTAATTGCAGTATTGTTAAAAGAAAAGCCAGCAGCCAGTAAATATATTAAGTCTATTAACGATAATTCAGAATACGGATTGAAAGTGTCCACACAAAATTTCAAAATGAAATCATCTGCTGACGTACAAAAAACTGTTGGTAATCTGGAAACTATTATGAAAACTATCCGTACTATTGACACTACCAGTGGTATTGGGTTCATTGGTAAAGAGAACTCTGGTGATACTCTTTTTGCTATATATTTCAAGCCATCTATTGTTAACGAAAATACTCAAGTTGGCACTTCTGACTTTTTTAATAATTCTACTTCTTACTATGTTGATGGAAGTGTTGCCGGAAATAATGAAGTATTCACAAATAAACAGTTGTATAAGGAAGGACCAACCGTCAACGGAAAGACTTATGTCAATATGCTGATGAATGATTAGAAACCAATTAGCCCCTTACCGGGCTTTCGTGCGAGTGTAGTTTAGTGGTAAAACGACAGCCTTCCAAGCTGTAGTCGCGGGTCCGATTCCCGTCACTCGCTTTTTAAACAAAAAAGCATCCAATACGGACGCTGGAAAGGAAAATTATTGTGAAACTTTCTAATTAATATGCGCAGCCACATACTCTAATGCTTCGGAATCTAATTGGAGCCAGTGGATAAATTCACCATCACTAAGATCAACTAGTGGTAATCCCTTTAGTAAATGCAATAGCATGTCTTTTGAGATGGTTGGTTTATCGTCAAAATCACTCATTAATCTTGCATCTCCAACCTGGTAAACTTCTTTAACAGATTGAATCATATAAATTTCACTTTTCACAATAGAGCCTCCCTTTATGAAACATAATTATAAAAAAGTACCCAAACTTGATAGAACGAATGAAGAAATGCTGATACAACTAAAAAATTGTCTACAGGATCTAAGCCTAGACGCTTTAGCATATGATAATGGTAAATTCCAAGCTATTCGACGTGCTTCAGCCAGCTTAAGAATATTATTTTATGATTCTGGTAACTCACACAGTATTTTAAATCAGATTTCTGACAAAAACAAATTTAACTTATTGAATGATTTCGTCATTCCTCCAAAATGGCATACTTATTTTGGAGATGTGTTATTTGTAGAGTTACCTGGGACTATTTTAAATCCAGGCGATATATACACTACATTTTTACCTAGTTATGACATTGCAACAAAAAAAGTACCACTCATTTCTTTCGAAGATTGGTGGAATGGAACAATTTTCACCACAAATACACAAAAAAATTCTGGAACAAGTTTAACTCGACGTGAACTAATTTTAACCATGGCCAATCAAGATGGCGGTGCCCATGTTGACCCACGGGTTGAAGAAAATTATATGTATTTAGCTCGTGGAGACACTGGTTGGGGTGTTGACTTATCTAAATTTCACAACCCTGAATTTTATTCAAAGATGCATCCAGACAATAATGGTTTTATCTATCCTAAAGATATACACTTATCTATCATGCGCATTATAGTTCATGAGGTCCTTATGTCTTTGCCAAAACAGTTATCGTTAACTGTAGATTATAAACCCGATTTTAGTACCAATTTATCTCATAGATTAAATCGTTTTACTTTTAACATCGGCTTGAAAGAGCCATAAATTACTACTCACTTATGCCCCATAACGGGGTATATATTTTGAGTTCAAAAGAACATACGTTCAAATAATTTTAATTGGAGGAATGATGAGTATGCCACGACAATGGAAACCTTTAAAACGTCATCCTGGAATTTACGAATATGAAACAAAACGAGGGAAAAAATACGGAATTCGTCGCTCTTATACCGATATTAATCATAAATACCGCACTTGGAGCAAATCTGGTTTTATAACTTGGCGAGATGCTGATATTGAATTAAAAAAATTCGAAGTAACGCTTGGAACTGGACAAATCACCGCATCAATTTCAGACACAATTACGCTTAAAGCTTACTTTGATAAAGTTCTAAAGCGAAATATTGACTTGAAACTTTGGCGACCGGCCACCATTACTCAGAAAAAGAACTACTGGAACAATCAATTAAAGCCTGTTTTCGGTAATCAGAAAATCAATGAAATCACTAGGCAAAGTTATCAAAATTTTATCGATCAAATGATCAAAGATGGTTATGCCAAAAACACTATTATTACAACCAATTCTGTAATGCAAATATTGATGAATGATGCTGCCCGGAATGATGTGATTGTGAAAAACAAGTTGAGTGGTATCTCAATTGATGGTGGTAAATCACCGTCATCAAAAACAATCACTGAAAAACAGTATAACCAACTCATGGCCGTAGCACCTAGTGTCTTGTCAAAGTACCAATACTGCATGTTAGCCCTGCTAACGCTTGGGGAACGACGTGAAGAGCTTATGGGACTACAATTCAGTTCTTTTAAATTCTCACAATGGAATGACGAAGAAGTTTGCGCAATACAATTTAAGAAGGGGCGTACTAATGCAGAACCAGACGGCGGTGACTTAAAGAATAACTCAAGCTACCGCACAATATATGTGCGTGGTGAAATGCTCAATATTTGCCATTACGCCATCACCTATAGTCAAAATATTTATTCAAAGACACATAGAAATATTAATGATGAAAGTTTTTTATTTGTAAATGAAAAGACAGGTATGCCAATGGGAGTACAGCAAGCAAATAAGGTTTTGAATAAAGTGGGTGAAGCAGCTGGAATTCATATTACTCCTCACATATTCCGACATTACTTTGCTACCATGGCACTCACCAACGGACAAGTTGCAACTGATGTCATGCACTGGTTAGGCCACTCATCTTTGCAAATGACTCAAAGTTACACTCGGGAAAATGTTCGTGGTGCACTTAATGTCTTTAATGGCATGGCTCCTACTCTACTAGGAGATTCAGATGATGAACACCAAAGTTTGTGA